TGTCTCTCCTGTACGTGTCTCCTGTATACTGCATAATAAATCAGTAGTGGTATCAAAATATACGGGGGTTATATCAAAATCAAACGTTAAAATACTGAAATATTAAGATTTATAGGGGGAGTGGCACCTGTGTGCGGCATTTTGATCGTGGAAATGTTCAGCATAGGCAAAAAAATAAAAATTCCGTGGGAAAAATTCGGAATAAAAATATTATGCGAAGTCGCAATGTTCCAAATAAAATCAGTTAATATGTAGGTGAGGAAATAAAGATGAAATTCTATAAGATAGGCAGTTATTATATTCCTGAGAACTCAATAAATTATATTTTGGAGCTCATTGAAGGGACAAGAAAGACGTATGTAATAAACTTTGGCAATGATAGCCATATCAATGTGTCGGCTGGTGTAGCAAAGGATATCGGCATAGGAGGATATGATGGGGAAACTAACAGAGTATCAAAAGAGAGACAGAACAAAGGCAAGAAAGCTCAGTGAGAAGTGGTTCAATCTAACGCAGTCACCGAAAGTCACCGAAGCGCTTGTGCAGAAATATTTTGATGAAGAAGAAAGCCCGACAAAAGCAGGGCTTTTATTGTATCTGCATATAGGCAAAGGAAAGTGGCAGCAAATGAGGAGCGATCCGAAGTTCAAAGATTCCGTTGATTATGCGGACTTGAGGATTGAGGATCTGTATGAACAAAGATTGACCACACCGTCCATGACTACAGGAGCTATCTTTGGGCTGAAGAATTGCGGATGGTCGGACAGGAACGATATTAAGGCCACCTTGGATGGCCATATATCGGTAGAACAGCTTCTTAAAGGAACCAAGAAGAAAGCATGAAAGACGAAGAATTGTCTATAACGATTCGGGAGTATATCGAGGAATATCTGAAGATAAAGACAAAGGATGGCCAACTGGTCAACCTGTCAATGAATTATGCGCAGAATCGTTTGTATGACATATTCAGGGATGCCTATAACGAGGATAGGCCGTGCAAGATCATAGTGCTTAAAGCTAGACAGTTGGGTATTTCGACCGTCACTGAAGCAATCATATCTTCCCTGGTAATGACTACTTATTATGTTTCGGCATTGATCGTAGCTCATATATCGGATGCATCGCAGAATATCTATAACATGTCAAAGAGATATTATGATGAACTTCCACCTGCATTGAAACCAATGATCAAGTATTCCAATGCGAGGGAATTGGTGTTTCAGAATCCGGATGATAAGGCTGCTGAAGATAATAAAGGGCTCAGGAGCTCGATCAGAGTGGCAACTGCCGGACAGTCGGGCGTTGGCCGAAGCCAAACGTTTAACTATATGCACCTGTCAGAGGTGGCATTCTGGAAAGAGGAAGATGGAAAGACAGTTCAATCGCAGCTTACCGGACTTCTTCAGACACTTCCGCAGCATGGTTTCTCATTTCTTGTTATTGAGAGCACCGCTAATGGCTGGAATTACTTTAAATCTCTTTGGGATAAGGCAGTGGCCGGAGAGAATGACTATGTACCGCTGTTCATACCGTGGTTTGAAATGGAAGATTATAGGCTTCCTTACCACGGAGAGAAACTTTCACCGGAAGAAACAGAGCTCTGTTCAAAGTATGAGATTGATGAAGAACAGATCATGTGGCGCCGGTATGCTATTGCTAACCTTTGCGGCGGCGATATAGACCAGTTCCGCCAGGAGTACCCAAGTACACCTGAAGAAGCATTTATCATGACTGGATCGCCTGTCTTTAATACAGACAAGGTGCTTCAGAGAATGAGTGAAGTACAGCCAGCAGATTCAACCGGTATGTTTACGGATTCCGGTACATATTATGAAGATTCCAGAGGATATATCTCAATCTGGAAGATGCCGGAGCCAAATCATGTCTATGTTATCGGCGCTGATACAGCTGGTGAAGGATCCGATTACTTCAATGCTTATGTCATTGATAAGAATACCGGAGTACAGGTGGCAAGATACCGTGCACAATCTGATGAAGGACTGTTCGTAAAACAGATTTATTATCTTGGATATTTCTATAACATTGCAATGATCGCACCGGAAGTGAACTTTTCTTCCTATCCGACTGCAAAATTGCAGGAAATGAACTATCCAAATATGTATGTCCGTGAACAGGTCGATACATATAAATATAAGACACAATCCTCCTTCGGTTTCCGTACTACTTCCCGAACACGTCCGCTGATTATTGATAATCTTGTGGATTTGGTTCGGGAGGAAGCCGAAAAGATCAATGATATCGAATTTTTGAGAGAATGCCTTTCATTCGTGAAGAACCCGAATACCGGAAAGCCGGAAGCTACAGAGGGTACTCATGATGATTGCGTTATGTCTATGGCAATCGCCTACTTTGTGCTTCCACAGGCTCAGCAGGTATACGTTGATACAACGGAAGCTGAAAAAGATGAATATTCTGATGATATTTCTTCTTTTCTCGGCTATGGAGAGTGATGATGGAAATTTTTATCTTGATTGCTGCATGTGCAGCCTTTTATTTTATCGGCTATAAGGTCGGCGTGAAGAAAGAATCTAAAAATTCACTCACCAAAGAGGAAAAACAGGGCATTCAGGAAGTTCTTAACCTGCTTAATTATGATGGGAGCAAACAGAAATGAAGATCAAATTAAAACCGGAAGATATATTTGACGAATATTCCACCGGCAGAACATATAACGAATCTCATGATCTTTACGAAAACGTGGAGAAAAATGAGAATTTTTATGTTGGTGAACAGTGGAAGGGCGTAAATGCAGATAATCTCATGAAGCCGGTCTTTAATATCGTCAAGAGAGTTGTCTCTTATTATATTTCACAGATTGCTTCTGATGATATCGGAGTACATGTGCAGCCTTTTGATGCTACTGAAGCAAATGAAGCCTATTGCGATATGGTGTCTGATCTTATCAATAACGTTATTGAAAGGACAGATATTAAGGCAAAGGCTAGGACAAACGTACGAAATTGCGCCGTGGATGGCGATACGGCCATGGTTTTGACGTTTGATCCTGATGTTGAGACCAATGATGATGTTAAGGGAGACATCAAGGCAGAGCTGATTGATAATACGAATATCATTTTCGGCAATCCATACTCTGATGATCTGCAATCTCAGCCGTATATTCTTGTTGTGCAGAGACTTTTTACCGAACAGGTAAAGGATATGGCAGAGGAATATGGCGCAAAGAAGGATGATGTTGAAAAGATCGTCTCTGATTCTGAAGATATTCGCCTTGATGATGCTGATGATGAATTGACCACCGTTATTACGAAATTCTGGAAAGAAAAGAAGATGGTCGATATTGACGTTGATCCATTGACCGGCGTTACCAGACAGAAAACAGTAAATTCAGTTCATTTCATGAAGGTTACTTCCAATGTTGTTATCAAAGATGATACGGACTTGGAATATAACATGTACCCAATCGCTTATATGACGTGGGAACATACAAAAAATTCCTATCATGGCCGGTCTCCTATTACCGGACTGATCCCGAACCAGATTTTCATAAATAAGACGTTTGCTATGTGCATGGTCTATATGACAAATCAGGGATTCCCGAAAGTATTTTACGATAACACGAAATTATCGAAGCTCAGTAATGACGTAACAAAAAATATTGCCCTGCCGAACATGGATATGGCAGGAAAATTGATTGATGCAGTCAAGGCACCGGACTTTTCCAATCAGATTACCCAGTTGATTGACACAACGATCACGTATACCAAGGAATTTATGGGCGCTTCTGATGCTGCTTTAGGTGAATTGGCAAATCCAAATAACACTTCTGCAATCGTAGCCGTTCAGGAGGCTTCTACTGCACCTTTGGAATTGCAGAAATTGGCTTTTCATGATTTCTATGAGCAGGTAGTGAGAATAATCATTGATATTATCGGATGCCAGTATGGAAACCGCATGATTAAGCTCACAGAATCACAGGCAAAACAGCTTAATTTGGTGGATCATGTCGAATATATTGACAAAATGACCAATCTTCCAGCACAGCCGATCATGGTAAATGGTCAGCTTATGGAACCGCAGAATAACCCGAATGTTTCGGTAAAGATTGTCTATAAGACTTCTACAAGGTTTGATTTTTCAGCTTTGAAGAATATGAATTATGACATTTCTGTCGATATTGGCCAGTCAACCTATTGGTCAGAACAGACACAGGTCACAACAATCAGCAATCTGTTTGATAAGGGAATTATTACTGATCCAGTTACATTCCTTGAATGTATGCCGGATAAGTATATCCCGAATAAGCAGAAGCTCATTGATAAGCTCAAAGGTTCCCAGGATAACACCAATATTTCACTTCCGCAGCAGGAACAGCCGAGCTTGAACCCATATAACGATGCCGAAGCGCTTCAAGCTGATCCAGATATGAGAGCTTCCGCAGGACAGGTTGGAAGTGCCGCCCTTCAGCAGGTATACGCTACTGCAAAAGATAAATATGGAGGTAAAGACAATGTTATGTCCCAAATGCCACCGTCTAATGCACAGAAAAACTGATGACGGAAGTATTTATTATTACGAATGTGCAGCATGTGGCACAACGATCGGAAAGCCGGTCGAGAAAACTGAATCAAATAAAACGGCAGATGAATAGTCTGCCTTTTACATGCGCCAACCATAGCGCAGAGGAGAAGAACAAATGGATGAAGAAGTGACAAACCAGTCGCCCGAAACCACAGAAGCAAGTGTTCCAACAAGCACAAATGAAACAGGCACTAAAGACACAGCCGATACAGAAGCTCCAGAAATTGATTTTGGCGAGGATGAACAGACCAGTGAAGAATCTGCCGAAACAAATGAAGAAGCCACTGATACTGACCAGAATAAGCCCACAGAGGAACCTGATGAAGACTTCTTAGATATCACCTATAACGGCGAAGCAAAAAAGCTGTCTAAGAAGGATGCAATCACCTTTGCTCAGAAGGGCATGAATTATGACAAGCAGACACAGAAATTAAATGCACTTCAGAACGATCCAGTCATGAAGGCATTCAAGGCACAGGCCGATAGTGTCGGGCTTTCTCTGAATGACTATGCACAGAGATTGTCACAGTTCCAAGAGCAGTCACAGATCAAACAGATTGCCGATAACTTCATTGCGGAAAATCCGGATGTTTCCGAAGAAGTGGCCAAGAAGTACGCCGAAGCAGAGTTTAAAAATCAAAAGATTACTCAGGCTTCCCAGCAGCTTCAGCAGAGCAAGGAACAGGCAAAATCTGAAAACGATCATTTAATTAGCGAAGTCAAATCATTCTCTCAAAGATACCCAAGTGTTGAGATTGAAAAATTACCGGTCGAGGTAATTGACGAGATCAATTCAGGCGCTTCTTTGGAAACTGCTTATTTGCGCTATCAGAACACACAGCTAAACACACGATTGAAGAATGACAGTCTGAATAAGGCAAATAAACAAAAGAATGTTGGCTCAATCACATCGGATGTTTCAGGCACCGGAAAGGATCCATTCCTTGAAGGTCTATTTGGAAAATAAAAGGAGAAATTAAATGGCAAATTCTACAGAAAACTATGCTTCAAAATATGAGAGCCAGTTGAACCAGGCGTTCACACTTGCTTCCGTTATCGCAGGAAAGACTAACACAGAATATTCGTTTGACGGAGTGAGAACAATTCACATTCAGTCCGCAGTCACACAGCCGCTTAAAGATTATAAGAGAACCGGCACTTGGAGATATGGCGATCCAGATGAACTGAAGACTGATCTTCAGGATGTAACACTGAGTTTGGATAAATCCTTCTCTCTGACGATTGATAAGGGCAACTATAAGGATTCTGCTCTGGCACGCAAAAAGGGCGCTGTTATTAAGGCAGAAATTGGAGAACAGGTAACACCGTTCTTTGATAAGAACGCTCTGACAAAGTGGGCTACAGCAGGTGTTGTACTTGCAGCGCCGACTACTTTGGATAAGACAACGATTCTTGATCCGTTTGTTGATGCACGCAAAATGTTCGTTAATTCCAACATTCCTATGACGGATTCCTGCTTTGCTTATGTTAAATCATCTGCATATAGCTTGCTGCTGAGAAATCCAGAGTTTATCTCTGTTGAGAAGCTGGGCGAGAAGCACTTGGTCAATGGTCTTGTCGGTAAGGTCATGAACTGGCAGATCATCGAAGTACCGGATGCATACCTGCCTGAAAAGACAAACGTTCTGTTTACTCATAAGTCTAAGGTTATGGCACCTTCTAAGATTGCCGAACTGAAGACATATGAAGATGTTCCTGGTATTTCCGGCACTTTAATTGAAGGCCGCTATTATGGCGACGCCTTTGCATTAAAGACACTGGTAAATGACACAACTACTGAGGGTGGCGTTTTCTCCACAGTGGGTATTATCAACTGCGCTAATGCGTAATTGAGTACGAGAGGCTTCAAGCCTCTCTGAAAGGAGTGGATCATGACAGCAAAAGAACTATATGAGAGCGCAAAAGCGCTTATGTTCGAGAAGAAATCTTCCAGAGATTACGATAATTACTATATCCCATGGATCAATGCACTTCTTTCAGAGACGTTTGAAATAAATAATCAGTTAAGAGTGTTCAATGGGAAAGAAAAATTGGCTGAAATTCCTTCTGTTTCCACAGAAAAGGATGAACTTACTTACGAAGATAAAATGCTCCGTGAGGTTCTTCCTTATGGTCTGGCGGCGAACTTCTTTATTGATGATGATGTATCTAAATATGATATTCTGCATACTTATTATCAGAACTCATTGTTCGGCTGCATCAGAGGTATCGAAACAGATAGTGAAAATGTATGGGGTGATGCCGAATGATCCAGCAGAAAACACACGCTGCTGCTAAATACTCCATGCTGAATATCGGTTCGCCTGGAATCGGCGGCCTGAATATTGAGGACTTGGACTATACACTCCCTCTGGCACAGTCTCCGAAGATGCTGAATATGATGTATAAGAATGGTGTCTTTGGCAAGAGATACGGCCAAGAAAATATCAGCGTTTCCGGTATCAGCGGTACGATCTTGGCCATGTACCTGTATGGAAGCTATATTTACGTTCAGTGCTCTGGAAAGATAGTGCGGTTTGCAGTTGAGTCAACCACATCTTCTACAGTCTACACAAGCGAAAATTTAAGTGTTGCGGGGCTGTTCTTTGTCATGAATACAAAACTGTATTTCATGAATAAGAATATCTATCTTGAAATGAAGAAAAGCGATAGCAGCATGGTTGCCGTCACTCCGTATGCACCGGATGTAAAGATAAACATGAAGCCGAATAACAAGGACAGCGGCGATATTATTGAATCGTATAACCGGCTTGGCGGTAACTTTAAGAATTCTTTCAATGGAGACGGAACAAATACAAAATATATTCTTTCTGCCAGCCCATTGAAATCTATTGTTTCTGTAACCGTAGGGAATTCAAAGACCACAGCTTATTCTGCTGATCTTACGAATGGTTTTATTACGTTAAATTCTGCACCTGGATCAGGGCAGAACAATGTTGTTATCGAAGCAATCTCGAATGAGGATGGCGTTGATACCGATGCAGCCGAATTGAGAACCTGCAAATACTCTGTATCGTATGGCGGCAATAACGCTTCCCATCTGTTCTTGGCCGGAAATGGAACTTCAAAATATTATTGGAGCTCAATAGCCGGAGGGAATGATTCGGAAGATGATACGATCTTTGATGCTAATTATTTCCCAGTTGAGAATTATGCAATCGTAGGAAATACAGAAGAAGATATTACCGGTTTCGGGCTTCAGTATAATTCATTGATTGTGTTTAAGCCGAATGAAGTATTCCATATCGGATATACCTTCAGCACAGATACGAACAGTGAGACCAAAGTAATATTCACATCAGCTCTTGTAAATAATGAGATTGGGTGTGACTGCCCGAATACGATCAGATATATCGACAATAGATTGACTTGGATTTCATCTACCAGGGGAGTATGTACTTTATGCTCAACTGTAATTACAGATGAAAGAAATGTCATGGTTGTGTCCAGAAATATCAATGGTGGCGGCAGAGAGCAAGGGCTTGTAAATAATACAGGTCTGAAAGGATGCACTGCCGTTGACTATGACGGAAAATATATCATTTTCTTAGAGAAATCTCATGAATGCTATGTTTGGGACTATGAAAACGCACCGTATTCAGAATCGACAAAATATACGCCGGAAGAATTAGCAAAGGCTACAGCATGGTATAAGTGGGATTCTATTTTATATGGGAATAACAGTACGACTTCACCAGCGATTGCGTTGGCCTTTGACGACAAAATCTATTTCACCAGTGGGAGCAATCTTTATACATTCAATTCTGAATTGGATGATAACGGAAAGCCAATCAGTGCATGTTATCAAACACCTATGCTTGACTTCAACAGATACGACATGCTGAAGACGATCAAGAAAGTATATTTTGAAGTTCGTGGAGACATGCCAGGCAATATAAAAATTACTTACATCACGGATGAAACACCAGAAGGTGAGATTGATCCAGAAAATATCATGGTTCCTACAAAGCTATGGAAAGGTTTTTCATGGCATAAGTGGGGATGGTTGGTAATTAACTTTGCAAAAACGTTTGCCAGAAAGTGCTCAATCAAAAAGGTTACATTGTTCGGCATTCTGCTGGAAAATAGCGAGCTTGATAAGGACTTGTCCGTCAGTGCAATCAAAGCAGAGTACACAACAGTAAAGGAGATAAAATAAATGGCACTAGATAAGTTTTCATTTACTCCGTCAGACGGTTTCAATGATACTTCTTCTTATCCTGATCCTGCATCGGAAGCAGAGACGAGAACACAGCTTCAATCTCTGCATACGCAGACTAGGGATTTTATCAATAATCTTGTAGATCATATAAATACAAGCGATACATCACTTGCAAAGAAGGTAACGTCAGACGATATTAAAGCATTTAGAATAAATGCCGATAACTCCATTGAGTATTCTTTGGATGGGACAAATTGGCAGTCTTCAGCTTCATCCGGTCATATCATTATCAATCAGTACGGCGACCAGTTCCCGCAGCGATCCAGAATGAAATTTCTGAATACCACAATCACAGATGATGGAACGCAGACGATCATTGAAGGCATTAAAGGTGAAAAGGGAGATCAGGGCATCAAGGGCGACCAGGGAAGCCCAGGTATTCAAGGTATTCAAGGTGTAGCAGGAGCCAAGGGAGCCCAAGGTATTCAAGGTGTTAAGGGAGACCAGGGAGAAAAAGGAGATCCAGGCGCAGATGGAAACTCATTTGTCGTCAAAGGATTATATCCAACTTACGCAGACCTTCTTGTAGCGCATCCTTCCGGTGTTGCCGGTGATGCATACATGGTCGGTACTTCCGCAGATAATATTATCTATTTGTGGAATGCAGATACGTCACAGTGGACTAATGTAGGATCGCTTCAAGGACCGGCGGGGCCACAGGGCATCCAGGGTGATGTAGGACCACAGGGAGAGCAAGGCGTTCAAGGTATTCAAGGTTCTCAGGGAATTCAGGGAATCCAGGGAGAACGAGGAGAAAAAGGCGAGCAAGGTGTTCAGGGACAGGCTGGTGAAGGTGTTCCGATTGGTGGCAATCTTGGAGATGTGCTGGTCAAAAAGACCAATACATCTTATGACACTGAATGGATACAGATAAACGATAAGATATATCCAGTTGGAGCAATTTACCTGTCTGTAAATAGCACAAGCCCGGCTTCTATTTTTGGTGGAACATGGGAACAGATAAAAGACAGGTTCATGTTGGCGTGTGGCGATACCTATTCCGCAGGAAGCACAGGCGGTGAGGCACAACACAAGCTGACGGTCAATGAAATGCCGAATCACGTGCATCAGTATGCGGCAGACTATACCGATGGCGGTGGGGCATCGAACACAAAAGGTGAAGTGTGGGCGCTTAAACAGACATCAGCGCAAGGCGACGGTATCGGGTCATGGGCTTTTGGGACTGACACAGCTGACCGATTTGGATATACAGGTGGAAATTTGCCTCATAACAACATGCCACCATATCTGGCAGTGTACATGTGGAAACGAATTGCATAAAGGGGGAAAACATGAGAATTTTAGACAAAGACAATAACGAAATTACAAGCCCAGACCTTGAAAAAGGCTATTTGAAGATTGAAACAATTGTAATTAAGCATCATGATGCAGTTGAAGCGAAAGCAGGAAAATCACATGCTGAAGTTGTAAAGGAATACCTGAACGGCGGAAAAGATGTAATTACGGTATGGGACGAGAAACCAACAGAAGCCAAAGCCGCTTATGATGAGACTGAAGAAATCCAGAGGTATCATGCTTATACTGAGGATGAATTGAAGGCCATTGCCGATGCAAAAGCAGAAGCGGAACGGATTGCATCATTGCCAACAGTCGAAGAACGTCTGAAAGCTACAGAGGATGCAATCATGGCAATGGCACTAGGAGACACTTCAAATGTTTGATTTTTGGAATAATATGTTCAAACTTGGCCGCATCACGGCAGATAAGTTGAAAGAGGCAGTAGTAAAGAAGTATATCACTGCTGAACAGTATAAGCGAATCACAGGTGAAGAGTATCAAGCATAAAGCAGAGCAGATGCCCCGCTTTTCATATGCAAAAAGAAAGAAGAGGAATAAAAAATGAATGATTTATGCATTGAAGAACTTAACAACGGAAAAGGTGAAGATACGCCGGAGGGGGTACGCTAATGTATTCAAGTCTAACTAATAACGTTATCTTAACGGATAAGAGCAACAGTAGAAACGGCAATCCTGTTTGCAAAATCACTCCTCATCACATGGCCGGCGTGATGTCTGGTGCTGAATGTGCGACATATCTAAAAAACACAGCTAGAGATTGCTCCGTCAATTATTGCATCGGGGTAGACGGAGACATCGCCTGCAACGTTGAGGAGGAGAATAGAGCTTGGACATCTAGCTCATGGGACAACGACAAAAACGCAATCACTATCGAGGTTTCAGATAGTGACGCGAACTGGAACATCAGCGATGCATCATGGCAGGCACTAGTTAATCTATGCGTAGATATCTGCAAACGGTATGGCTTTAGCCTTAACTACACAGGTGATGCTAATGGTAGCCTTACAGAGCATCGCATGTTTGCAAACACGGCATGTCCAGGCGAACCACTGCACAATCGCATGGCTGAACTAGCACAGACAGTCAATGCACAGCTTAACGGTGAGCCACAGCCTGCACCACAGCCAACAAAAAGCATTGATGAAATTGCACAGGAAGTCATTGCCGGAGCCTATGGAAATGGTAGTGACCGTATGAACGCATTGACCAACGCCGGATATGATGCAAACGCAGTCCAGGCTAGAGTTAATGAGATCATGGCCAACGGCAGCAACGATGCTCAGCCGGTTGATATTGAGGCTTTGGCGCAGGCAGTTATTGCAGGTCAGTATGGTACAGGCGATGACCGCCGGAATGCTCTTGGTGACAACTACGAGGCAGTTCAGGCACGAGTCAACGAGCTGATGGCACAGTCTCAGCCTGCAGCAGATATTGATGATTTAGCACGCAGAGCAATTGCCGGTGAGTTTGGCAACGGTGATGATCGCCGGGCGGCGCTTGGTGAGCTGTATGATCAGGTCCAGGCAAGAGTCAATGAGATGATGTAAAAGAAAGGCGAGGGAAGAAGATATGTTAAAACTGAAATTATCAAATGACTTGTATGATTTATTTAAGTTTATTGCTCAGATTGTATTACCTGCATTAGGAGCTTTCTACGCAGCATTGGCCGGTATTTGGGGGTTGCCATATGCAGTAGAAATCACTGGCACGCTTGCGGCCGTAGATACATTTTTAGGAGCTTTGCTACAGATTTCTACGTCAAATTATAATAAGGTAGATGACACTGAGGTTAAGTCGAATGACTCCTCAAATGACTGATCTTGAGGCATGGGCCTTATTTGGTAAATGGATTCTAGCTGCCGGAGGTATTGCCGGAGCCGTGCTATCAATAGTCAAACTTATTGGATGGATAAGGTCAAAGACTTCAGTTGCAAAGCTGGAAGCAGATAGTAAGCAACATGCGGTATGGTTAAACAACGACCATGACCAAATCAAGCAATTAAACTGTCACGTTGAGCAAATAGATCAGCGCATTGATGAAATTGAGGATAAGCGCCTTACTGAGAGCGTAAAAATCAATCAGTCATTGCAGATGTTAGGCACCAGCCTATGTGCCATTCTCAATCACCTAATAGACGGTGAAGGAAAAGAAGAAATGAAGCAGAAGCGGGATGAACTAACCAATTTCTTTATTAAAAAATAAAAGGAGAAATAACATGGCGTGCAAAACAAAGAAGAAAAGTAATTCTACTAAGACTAAGAAGAAAGGTGGGAGAGGGTGCTGATGGAAGATAAAAAGCAGAATCCGGAAACAGTTGTCCCAACTACTAGATACAGTAAATTACTAGCCATTCATAATGCATTAAAGAAGATCAAAGCAGGAGGTAAGTAATATGGGAATGATTAGACACACAGAGGATGATTACGGTGCTCAGTCAAGTGGAAGCGGACATGTTAATGTTCCAGTAGACGATGCGCCAACACCTTTAGAAGATCAACAGGCTTACGAACGGCAACAGGCAGAAGAAGCACAGGCGGCTGCCGATGCACGGGCGCAAGCAGAAGCAGAACAACAGGCACGGTATGCGGCACAGCAAGCTGCTCAACAGCAAGCTGAAGCGGAAGCCGAAGCAGAGCGACAGGCAGCAGAAGAAGCGGCTCGTCAGGAAGCACAGAGAAAAGCTGAAGCGGAAGCGGCGGCGTTAAGAGCGCAGATTCAAGCCAGAAAAGATGCAATCAATGCGGCGAATACTGCTATTGACCAATCAGCGAAAACACAGGTAGACAGATACAACAATTCAAAGACGGATATAAATAACGATTATCAGAAATTGCTTAATCAGAACTCAGTACGGCAGTATAAGAGCAGGATCAATCAGAGAGAATCGTTAGCTAACCGTGGTAATTTAGATTCCGGTTTAGGGCGTATGGAGAATTTGCAACTGAATACTATCTATGGCAATAATGAGAATGACATTTTAAATAAGCGTCAGTCAGAGCTTGATAATGTTGCAAATGCAATCAATAACGTTTTTTCTACTGCATCAAAGCAGAAGGCAGATAACCAGACAAATGGATTGAACGATTTTAATTCTGCACTTCAGAATGTAATTTCCTCAACCTATTCCGGATATACTCCTGCAAGCTCAGACTATTACCAATCGGCTTTAGCCAGCTTGAACGATAATAATGAGCTTGGATCATACACTTCATCTGATTCAACTTCTAGTGAATCCGCATTAGCGGCGGCATTGAAGAAACAGCAGGATGAAAACGCATATACAAAATTGCTGAAGGCTTATTACAGCTCAAAATAAGGAGGCTTTATTATGAGTTTTTGGGATGATATTACAAATTGGTTTAGTGAGGTAGGAAAGAGAGCGCAAGAAAACGCCGACAAGGTGGATCAGGTAAGCTCAAATGTTGCTTCTTCTATCAGCCAGCCAACTGCTTATGTGCCAAAGACAGACACTTCAAGTCTGCCGCAGTCAATTACTAATGTAACGACTACTTCAACCGGCGATCATCCCTATCAGAATGATTTGTATAGCGCAGAAGCACCTGCATATACGGCGCAGAGAGAAAAGGCAAAGAACGTTTATGACAGTACGCTAGATGCGATCCATAACGCCGTAAATGCGGTTGGCAATACTGCCAGCAATATCGGAAATGATTTTGTACGCAATGCAAAGAAGAATGTTCAGGACACAGACAATGCTATATCTTCCTCTGTGAAGTATTCTGATACTCCTAACAATGCACCATATGTCACGACTACCACTACAGGCGATCATTCTACAGATGATACATATAAAGCGGTAGGAGCCGGTCTAAAGGCAATTTCACAGGGGAAGAATGTGTCTGAAGCAATGCAGAAGGAAACCGCTGAAACGCTTCCGGAAACATTGACAAGAGCGCAGGAAAAAATAAATAAAGCTAATCTCGAAAATGCACAGTACACTGAAACCGTAAATAACAATACGATCACAAAGGGAGCTTCTGATCTGTTAAGAAGCAATCTTGCCGGTGTGTCGAGCGCAGTAAACGGAACAGTTGCCGGTGTTGCAAACGCAGGACGTACTGTATCTCATGTTCTAGGAAATGATGAATTAGCTGATAAGTTCGGCGGTATTGCTTCAGATGCGGACGATACAGACGTTCAAACAGGGCTTAACCAGAATAACCAGTTCGCCGGTACAGTTGTAGGAGACCTTGCTTCCACGATTGGTCAGATGTTGCCACAAACGATCTTAGGTGTTGCTACAGGCGGCACAGCGGCGGCAGGAAAGATTGGCCTTGGACTTATGGGTGCTTCTGTATACGGCAATGAATCAAATAAGGCGTTCAATCAGTTAGGAGCAGACGGTAATTTATCAAACGAAGATTATCTCAGAGCTAACCTGTATGCAGGTGCAAAAGCCGGTACAGAGGTAGCAACAGAAAATATTGATAATGTTCTTCCTGGTATGAAAATGGGGCTTAATCAATTCTTGGAAGAAGGCCTTGAAGAAGGTGTAGGAGCATTGGTTGATCCATTGACCGACCAGATTCTTGATGCCAAGAACCTAAAGGATGCCGCAACAAACGTAGCCAATTCCTATTCTTCAATGTCTTACTGGAAGGACTTAGCAAAACAAGCCGGTCTTGGTACACTTTCCGCAGTAGTATCTTCTGCACCTCATTTATTAGATAAGAATTACCGTAATGCATTGATTGAAGAAACAGAAAATGCAGGTGCGGTATTATCACAGAAAATAGAATTAAAGACTATTCAGGCAACAATCTCTGCCAATAAAGCAGGGCTTGTCAGCAATGGTCAGAAAGCGGCCGCCGTAGATAATTTACGGCAGATTGCGTATGGTGAGAACGGATCACAAGGACTATTTACTTCATTGGATGATGAAGGTAATATTGCCAATCCATTAAAATCTGAAAATGGTGATATTAAAACACTTGCACAGCAGACGAACTATACGCTGATTCAGTCAGAGCTTGAAGGGAAACTTGGTTCTGATGCAGCAAAAACTATTGCGAAGATTGCGAATAAGATGGAAACACCTATCATCTTTGACGATTCTCCGTTTACCCTTAATGATGGTACCGAAGTTGACGGATGCGTAAACACTAATGGTGTTATATGCATCAATAAAAACGCCAGCGATCCAGTGTCATCAATTTTTGAGCATGAACTCGCCCACATGACAGAGAACTCTGAAAATCACGGAGACTATGTGGCACAGATTACGGAAATGTTCAAAAATGGAGAAATTAAAGACGAAAATAATTTGATTGGTAAGATTCAGTCAGATAATTCTCTCAGCGCAGATGCAAAGAAGAATGAGAGCGTTGCTATTCTTACACAGTCATTGCTCAATGATCAAGAATCTTTAAAGACGTTGGCCGGCAATTCTTCATCTGTAGCAAAGTATCTTATTGATTCCATGAAGAACTATGCGACAGGAAAAAGTAATACGTTGAATATCGCCATAAATACGCTCAGAAAATCATTGAATACAGCATCAGCACCGAATGAAACAGAAGCATATACTAACCTAAGTAGACAGATGCTAGATGCAAGATTATACAGGATGGATAAAAATGTCGAACAAGTAAAAGTATCGAAAAATATTTTATCTAAATATGATGATTACCAGGATGCGCTTAAGTCAGGCGCTTCAAAGAAGGAAATAAAGTCAAAGCATGATGCTCTGTATGATGCAATCGGGAAAGCCGTATCAGGATCGGATAAGCCGATGGAAGAAACAAGCAAAGAAATTATGGACTTCTTGGCAAAACGATACGCAAAAGATAATGATGCAGAAGCAATCGTAGAACAGAAAAAGAAAAAGAGAACGGTTAAGAAGACAACGGAAGCGGTGCAGGAAACCACAGAAAATACTTCTGCCGATACCGTAAATAAACTGTCAGATTATCTTACACAGGCAGGAATCAAGAAATCTGCTGCATCAGAATATGCGCAGAATTTAGTTGAGCAGTACCCTATATTCCAGAATGATGTTCAGAGCAAGACTAAGAATCCAAAGAATACGTTCATGAAAGAAATGGCACAGGTGCGTGCTTTTGCGGAAAGAAAGAATCTTAACTTTTCTGATATTTCAAAGAATGTATTCAGTATTATCAAGGATCAGCAGAATACAGATGTTGCACCAGCAAAGGTGGAAACGCAGCCGGAACCAGTAAAACAAACAGGCATATTTGATGAACCTGCAAATGTGCAGGAAGTAAAAACGGAAGCAGTAAAGGCAGAAGTAAAGCCTATTACACCAGATGTAAAAGAGCCGGTGCAGGAAATCAAGACTGTAGAAGAAGAAAAACCTGTCATTGATGAAGCTCTTAAATCTGCTATTGATACAAAAGGAAATATCATTCAGCAGAACAACCGTACAGAGCAGGAGACTAACAGGGCTATTGCACAGAAGATCAGTGATGGTGCAAAAGCAGAAGTAAAGAAGTCTATTGAATATCAAGTGTTTAAGACAGCAGAAGAAGCAGTTACAAAAGACGTTAAAGAAACTGTTTCTGATACTGCAAAAGAAGATATGGCTGCCGAAGTAAAGAACACAGTAAAGGCGGCCAAGAAGAAAGTGAAAAAGTCCGTTAAATCTTCCATGGCAGATGATCTTACAAAGAATATCTCTGAAAGCATGAAGGAACATAATAATTCAAAGCTAACAGAGAACGATTCTAAGATTATTGATGATTCGGTTGATACCAACAGTAAAGTAATTGAAGATGAAGTGAACAAGCAGAGAGAAGCCGATACCAAGACAGAGAATCATAAGGTTGACCTTACGAATATCAAGTACGATCAGACAGACGGAAGATCAAAGCTGAATCATCAGTTCGCTACATTGAAGAATCTTGAAAAGTTGGATATTACACCAGAATTAAGGAAGAAATTACAGGCAGATTTTGAATCAGGGCAGCCGAATACATATGCAAGTACACAGACAAACGAAATGAAGCTGCGTACTGCCGGTGAGAAGCTGAAAAAGAACGGTCTGAATTATTGGTATAACTATCTCACAAATAAGTGTGATGTTACGGATAAGGGAACCTATAGCCTTCATGATGTAAATGAAGGTGATCTTATTATGGCGCAGGAAGTAAATAAATCTGTAAGCAACAAGGTATCTGATTATGGAAATAGTCTTGTTACCTTAACGCAGGATGCTATCCGGAACGTTCAGAAAGACGGAAAACTGGATAAAATTGATGCCGATAAGATTACTACAGTGAAGAAGGCAGAAGATTTCCTTGATAATCATACCGAAGTCACAAATGGAAATATTCAGGCTACTAGATCAATGCTCAATGATAACCGTTATCTTCACCAGAATGTTACGCAGATGGTCCTTTCTATGCGGTCGTTTGCAGGATCCATGCTGCATGATGCACAGGTGTATAAGAATAATGCCTGGGAGAGCATGACCGGTGATGAAAAGGCCGATTATATGAGACAAACTCTTGATGATGTGAACGATTATATCGTCACCAAAACAAGAGAGGGAAAGAAATTTCTTCAAACGCATTCTGATTCTGATTATTTAGCTTCACTTCATACCGGCGCAGATAAAGATATTTATGAGAATCTTATATCTGCTATGGCAGATGCTACAGATGCACATGACAGTGAAACCTATGCAGAAAAGTATGAGGAATTTAAGAAGCTCGTACAGCATGATGCGCCTAGAAGTGCTACAGAAAAATTACGGTCATGGAGATATTTGAATATGCTGGTAGCACCAGTCACTCATGAGCGCAACATTCTTGGCAATGCTTTAATGTCGGCCATGAACGCTTCCAAAAATGCCAATCAGTTTTTGGTTGAATCAATGGTCAAGCATGGCGGCCTTGTTATGACACATAATATCAATCATCTAAAGGATGATACAGAATATATGTCGTCAAAGGATCAGAAGAAATATCTTGATGCAATGGAGAAAGCGGGAATTACAGAAGAAGATATTACCGATCATCACGGATATTTTGATAACCGCAATAATGCAATGTCTAAGGCGTTTGAAAAATATTTAAGTTCTCATACAGGCAAGGCAGATACATCAATAGCCAGAAAGAAATACTTCTCTGATCTTGGATATACCGGCGAAGCGCTTGATTCTTTGGTAAGCAATAAATCAAGAAAGTTTGCAATCAATGATCGTAACATGGTGTATCTTAGAAACAGGACGCATACATCTTATGAAAACGCATTGCTCAACGGCATTGCAGATGGCTCAGTATCGGGGAAATTTAAAAAGAATAATAACAGTAATGTATTGACCGGGTTTACCTATTCTAATGAGAATGATTTTGCCAATAAAGTATTCAATGATGCAAGCAAACAGTTCATTGATGAATCTGCATTGCGTATGTCAAAGGCAAACAGAGCTCAGAAGAAACAGGCGAAAGAATACATCCAATACCTTGAAGAAACTGGAAGTATGAAGATGGGCGAAAAGTATGGTGATGAAAACGTACAGGAGATTCTTCAGGGAAGAACGCCTTTTGCAGGAGATAACATTGTTTCAAAGGCTATCAATTCTCTGTATAACTTCAACTCATACGGTTTTAAGTCTGCTAAGAATGTTCCGGTGGTTAAATATCTCGGCCTTGAAAACGAAGATAAAGGCTTCTATGAGAGCAATGCCGCTACTGCACTTGCCATGGACTTGAATAACAAGGGATATTCTCTGGAAAAGACAGAGGACGGTTCGTGGAGATTAAGCGGACTATCTAAAGAAAAGTCTGATTCTGTATTGAATGATCTTGTGGCAAACGCAAAACAGGTGGGTGAAGAATCTGTATACCGTGATTCAAATGCGTTTGTTACGCAGCTTAACAAAATGAGAAAGAACAGTAAAATTGCTAACCTTGTTTTGGAAGCATCAGTGCCATTTATTAAGACACCATCAAATATTATTCGCAGAGGTATTGAATATTCTCCTGTATCGTTTATATCAGCAAAGGCGTTAAAGAGCAAAGTCATTCATGGAGATATTTCAGGTGATGCCTATATTTCAAGAATTTCTAAGGGCATGTCTGGATCAGAGATTGCTATGGCCGGTCTTGGCTTGGCAATGGCAGGTGTTCTGAAAGGCAAAGATAGAGACGATGATTACAATGCGCAGAACTATAAGAGCTCAACTTTTGGCAACCAAGACTATGCTTTAAATATTGGCGGACATCAGATTGATCTGTCTTGGGGTGCTCCAGTTACTTCTGTATTATTGACCGGTGCAGCCGTGGCAGATGCCTTGAAGGATAAAGGAGATTTCTTCACCAATGGCGAATGGGCTAGTGTTGGCGCAGATGTACTTGATTCCTATTGGTCTGTAATTGAAGATACTTCTATGCTTTCCGGTCTTAAAAACACCTTAAAGACGTTTGCTGGTACTTCAAGCAAGAACGGAAAGGCATCAGATGTAGCCGTGTCATTGCTTGGAAACATTGTATCTCAGGCATTGCCTGTAGCCGGAAAACAGATTGGAAATATTATTGATGACACTCAAAGAGTGACTTATTCCAGTGATTTGGTCGAAGAAATGAAGATCAAAGCACTTCAGACTTTGGCACAGTCTTATAAACTTCAGCCAAAACTTGATTCCCATGGCAATGAGATCAAGAAAGATGACCTGGGAATGGGCGCTTTTGGCAGGGCAGTAAATACTCTTGCCAATCCTATTAAGGTAACAGAAGACAATCACACTAGGCAAGACGAAGAAATACTTAAACTGTATAACACTACCAAAGATGATAGCTTGTTAGGCAGAACGATTGATACGCTAAATATCAATGGATCGGATGTTAGCTTAAAGGCCACAGATAAGACTACAACTGATGTGAATAAAGCGTATAAGAGCGTTCTGTATAATGAGCTTGGCAATTACCTTAGCTCTGATTCCTATAAGACTGCAGATGATGATACCAAAAACACTGTAGTCAGTGCGATCAAGTCATACGCAATGGCTCAGGCTAAGAAGGCATACTTCTCTGCAACCGGAATTACGCCAGATGATACTGTGCTTACCACACGTCAACAGGAAGCAGAAACACTATCAAAAGCCAACATCATGACACCGTACCAATACTTTACGTATGGCAGTATTCAGGGAATCAAAGATGTATATGGTTCTAAAGGCTTGCTGGTACGTGAAGCCATGGAAAATGGCGGCACATATGATGCATATGTTGATGCATACGCAAAAGGCAGGATCAGCCAAATGTCCCTGCTTAGTTCTACTGCCGCTAAAATGACGGAAGAAGATTTCCAGTATGAGTACAATAAGCTGGTAAGCGGTCAGACACAGGCAACCGAAGAAAAGTCAGAAGATGCTGCACGGCAGAGCTTCCTTGATAGTCTTCAGACAAACACGGACGCATTGAATACAGCTAACTCTGCCGGAATTTCAGGCGATCAATTGTATTCTGTCCTCGATACCGATTCTGATAAGGATGATAATGGCAAAGCAATCACCTATACACAGGATATCAAGGCAAGACAAAAGGCCATTGATAATGGATCATGGGGAAATATCGTAACGGCCGTTCTGAATGGAACCGTAACAGAGGACCAGGCAATTTCTCTGCTTGGTATCAGCCAAAACGTATTTGAATTGAGTGAGGAGGCCTTTAATACCAACGTAAACGCCATGAATGACGGTACATTCTCTGGTAAATTGGCAGATAATACATCACGTTGGTATCATGTAGCAACGCAGAAATACTCAACTGCATTGGAACAGAGAAATAAACTGGTGCAGAATGGCAAGTGGGCGAAGCTCATGGAACAGGTAAATAATGGAACGCTTACCGAAAAACAGGCTATTTCATTGTCAGGAGTAAACAAGAAGGTATTTGAGCTTAGTGATGATGCATTCAACGTAAACTATTCTGCACTTCAGGAAGGAAGCTATAACGGAAGTCTTGCAGGAAGCACAGGATCCTCAAGTTCAAAATCTTCCAGTTCCTCGACCAGTTCGGCATCAAAGAAAAAGATTGCAGCAATCAACAAGGAAACGAAGTCAATCGAGGCCGCTGCCAAAAAGCAGCAGTCAGCGCAGAATGCATTATTCAGCAAATATGTTACATCTTCAAATTCATCCAGTAAAAAGATCAAATCATCCGCAGCAGTCAGTGATAGCGATTTAGCACTTTATAATTCAATTATGAACACTCATAATAAGAATATAAATTCACTGAAATCCAAGTATAAGATATAAGAAGACCGTACCTGTAAAAGGGTACGGCTTTTTTATTCAAAATTATTCTAGCGGCTAATGCTATATTGTGCTATGGAGTGCTGTTAAATGCCTGAATATATTGAAATATGCTATGTGATGCTATAAAATGCAGTAAGTCATTTTCATAATGATTTCTCCCAGACATATTTTATCAGTCAGGCCTGGAAAAACAATGTATAATAAATCTGTTCCAAAAAGACCGTGATCGCATGACATGGATCTTTGCATCAAGGAATATGCAGCATTA